TAGCAGATTTACAGTCTGCTGCATTTAACCACTTTGCTACTCTTCCCTGTTATTTTAAAAAGGCTCTTCAGATTCTCCAAACTCTTGATCGACATGATTAGACTCTGGCGCATAACCGTTGCCCTTGTCAATTGCATGTTGCGAAACTTCACCATCCTTTTTGCCATCCAACAATTGAATAGTTGAATTAAAGCCCTGCAAAACAACCTTTGTTGCAAATTTCTTTACTCCGTTTGCATCGACATAGTTATTTGTTTGCAAAGCTCCCTCTACATAAACTTTCGATCCTTTTTTAACATAATTTTCAATTACTGAAGCAATATTTCCAAAAGCAGCAATATTTACCCATTCTGTTTTGCTTTTTCGTTCGCCTGAATGTTTGTCTTTCCAAGATTCAGAAATTCCAATCGAGAAATTAGCAATCTTTTTGCCATCTTGAGTTGTTTTTATTTCCGGGTCTTGCCCCGCAAAACCAATTAAAATTACTTTATTTACTGACATTTTCTTTGTAAGATTTTATTAATAAAAGTTCCTTTGTTTTAAATTCGTTATAAAGATTTTTTAAATCTTTTCTTAACTTCCTTGATTTTTTAGCTTCATTCATGTTTATTAAATAAAATAGCATTTCGGAAATAAAATTTTTTTCACGAAATTCATTTGGAATTTCGGCTAATTTATCTGCCTTGTTTCTCCAATAATCTGCCCAAGAAGTCATTGTTCTTATTAAATTAAAGTCTGAAAGAGTGCATTTAACATTTTGTATTGCCTGATCTATTTCATGACTTTGAAATTTGTTACTACTTGCAGCCATTTTACATAATTCAATAATCTCCTCGCATAACCTTAATTCTAAGGGGCTTTTAGTAAATCTAATACTTTTCTGCTCGAAATTTTTAATTTTTTCCTCGATCACTGACATTTATTTCTCCTATTTGTTTTTTAAATTTTTTTAATGTTGCTTTATTTTCTTCTTCAGTTTCATAGGGAAATAAAATTACAACATCGGTTAAATCTTTTTCAGAGGAATCTATATCTTCCTCTTTATACATTTCGCAATATTCGTCATATTTCCTATGAATAGAACGCAAACCAACTGAACCAATTCTATTTGGTTCAAATTCAGACTCCATACTAGGAAAATTAGCGAATAAAATTTCCATTTTTCCATCATATTCTTGTAATTTTGCAATCATTTCTTTTACTAACATTTTACTCCTTTATATTGTATGCTTTGAAAAAAAATTCTAAACAATTTTGAAAATGTTTTTTATCGATAATTAAATAATTGTAATTTCCAAAAATTGGGAGAGGTAATTCATAACAAAAAGCAAATATTTCTGGCGCAATAAGACTTTTTGTTTCTTTGCCAAAAATTATAGAGTTTTCTAGCTCATAATGCTTTATATTGACTAACTCCCCTTCATGCATAAAAAAAGCATATCTATTTTTTGAAAAAATATCGCCTATTTTAGATTTTTTAGCTTCTTCATATTCATTTTTAAATTTTTCAAAATCTTCGTTTCGTTTCTGAAAATCTATCTGAAAGTCCATTTTATTTCTCCTTAATTTTAAAATATTCATTGAACGCTCTTTCTTCCTCTGGCAAAAGAACCATCTCATGCCAGCCTCTATTTATCACAAACTCGTCTTGTACCTTCTTTAAAAGCTCCATCCCTTCCTCTTTAGTTAAAAGAGCAAAAGATTTAGGAACCTCAAAAGTTTTCTGAAGTTGTTCGACAAGAAAGTTAAAGTCTTTTAAAAGCATTTTCTGCCCTAAAAGTTCTTTCTCCCTTCTCATCTTCAAAGCTTCTCTGAAAGCCTCGTCATAATTAGCTAAACGGGTTATTCCAAATTGATATTTGAAAAGCTCCTTAGCCGTGTCCTCGCTGATAAAGTTTCCTTGCTTCTCGATTAGTCTCAGAGCAAATAAACGGATTAAGCGATATATTCCGCGCAATTGCTTATTTGTTTTGCTCTCCTTGATTAGATCAAAGCTAACTTCAAAATCTTTGCCGCCAGCAAGATATTTCATAATCGCATCAGAAAGCTCGACCTGCAATTTAAACCAGTTTGGCTTGTTGGATTGTAGGAAAGGGATTTTCATTTATTCTTTAGATCTTCAGCTTTAAGAGCTATTCCCCAAAGGCAATCCCAAACTTTTTCAATTTCTCTGTAACAATCATCTTCTGATAATTCAATATAAATATCAGCATTATCATCAACCTCTTGTAGCTTGGCTATTAGTTCTTTTACTTTCATTTTTTGTTATAAATTAAGTCTAAATAAATTATTATTGAATAAATCCCGATCAGTATTTGGCTACGATCTCTAAGAAGACTATCATGCTCTATAATACCTATGAACATTAATAGAGTTTGGATTACTGAGAATATTATAAATATATAAATCATCTACTCCCCCTTAATTTGTTTTAAAATTTCATCACGCATTGTAATTGTCTTTTGCGCCAGTTTTGCAAGTTCTGTAATAAATTTCTCATCACGCTCGACCCTAACAATAAAAAGCTGCTTCTCTTTAAAGTTTGGGTGAAACGAGCAAAAATCTAAATATTTACGACCACTAACCCAAAGCCCGCCTTGTACTTGCTGCCAATAATCAGTCGGCATTTTATTATCTAGCAAATATTTAGTGTGAGTTGTGGCAAGGGGACATTTAATTTCAAGCAAACTATCATCGCCAATTAAGCCGTCGGGAGAATATCCAAAATTACCGCAATCGCTTTTAAACATTGTGATTTCTTCAACTATTTGGAAATTTTGCTTTGCATAAGCTTCTCTTGCAACTGGCTCTAAATCATTGCCGCGTTGCATGGATTCGTTTTTGTAGCTCGGCTCTGGCTCGCTTAATAAAGATTGAGTTGCGAGTTCTAAGGCATATTTTGGCAATGTTGCGGACTCTTTACCTGTCGAAGTTATGATTTTATCAAAATTAGACGCTGTCGCAACGCCTAATTTTAATTGAAGCCATTCGTCTGATCCTTGTAATATACCTTTAATTATTTGCATCTTTTACCTCTTCTTTAATTTCCTTAGCTTTTAAATTTACCTTAGCCTTTTCAAATTCTTTCAAAGGAAATTGAAGCAAAGACTCAATATTATAAGAGCCGCAAATTTGTTGGTTTGTTAAACCTGCTTTTTTGGCAAGCTCTTCTAACTCTAAAGCTTGTTCGCCATTGATAGTTTCGTCTAGTCCATTCGCTCCCGCTTCCTTTGCAATAGCAACTAACTCTATTTTAAATCCACTATCAAAGCCCTTTGCGATTGCTTTTTGTTTTTCATCAAGAGAATTGACCCAGCTAACAATATCAACCCCTTTCATTGCTTCGGCTCTAGCCTCTGCCATTAATTGTTTAGCTTCAAGATCAACTTTCGCACCTTGATTAATCCAATCAGCAATTATTTTTCCGTGGTTTTCGTTGATGTAACCGCTGATTTTTAAAGACTCTTCCAAGCCCTTAACGCATTTTTCAATAGAAACTTTGCCTTTATCTTCCATTTTTAAAGTAATCAACATTTCAAAAGGAAAATTCTTCTCTTGAATTGGCACCAATCCATGATTCACAATTTCCGTTTTGCCATTTATTTTAACTTGCTCTAAATTGTCCTTAGCTCTAGCGCAAAATATTATGTGGCTTTTTGCTTGTAAAAGCATATTCATCATTTTGCGGTGCTGCTCTTTTGGCTTTGCCCAAGCTTGTAAACCAGTTTTACCTTCTGCCATTTCTAAGCAACCGCCAATTCCTTCCCATTCATGAGAAATTGAATCAATCACAATCGCTTTGTAACCACTATCTTGCGCTGTTTTGATCGCTTGAATATAGCGAGCTGGTGTAAACGGCGGGTCTAAATCAATTATATCAAAGTCAAACTCATCTGCATAGTGACTTGCTCTGCCGTTTTCCGTGTCGATTAAACAAATTCTTTCTTTTCCGACCAAGCCTTGGGCTAGCTTTAGTGCCGAATAAGTTTTGCCTCCGCCTGATTTGCCGTAAAGACAAATAATTGCTGGGATTGCTTTTCTAACTGCTTTTTTTATTTGAAATGTCATGTTTTATTTTTTTTAATTATTACTAATTTCTAATTTGAACCTTGGTTTTTCGTTTTCCGACCAACGCAGACGCTTTACGTTGTCCCTGTCTTCATTAGTAGCCATCATTCTGACCATTTTTTTAGCTTCCAAATCATTAATAGCCTTGACCTCTACTGTGTCAGAATGCTCTATGTATTTGGTGATTTGAACTTTATATTTTGGCATTTTATTCGTTTAAATAATCTTTAATTCCATAGATTTGCTCGCTATATTTTCTAAGAAATATTTCCATCTCTTCTCTTAGCGAATTAGGCATAGTGCCAGAATAGAATTTTATTGCTTCTATCAAATCAAATGCCTCTTTAAATTGTTCTTTCATTTACCCCTCCAGTAATTCAGGATTTTC